GACTTCATCATCTACGGGATGGCCGCGGCGGTGCAAGCGGTGCGGGATGCCGGGTGGGAGAACCCCCCGGAGGAAGAGAAGCTGCGGACCGGGGTGATGATCGGGTCCGGGATCGGCGGGCTGAATTCCATCGCAGAGACGGCGGTGCTGATCAAGGAGAAGGGCCCGAAGCGGGTCTCGCCGTTCTTCATTCCGGGCGCGCTGATCAACCTCGTCTCGGGGCAGGTCTCGATCCGGTTCGGCTTCAAGGGGCCGAACCATGCGGTGGTGACGGCCTGCTCGACCGGGGCGCATGCCATCGGCGACGCCGCGCGGCTGATCATGTGGGGCGATGCCGACGTGATGGTGGCGGGCGGCACGGAGAGCCCGATTTCCGAGATCGGGATCGCCGGGTTCAACGCCTGCAAGGCGCTGTCGACCAAGCGGGCGGACGCGCCGCAGAAGGCCAGCCGCCCCTATGACGGCGACCGCGACGGGTTCGTGATGGGCGAGGGCGCGGGGGTCGTGGTGCTGGAGGAGTACGAGCACGCCAAGGCTCGCGGCGCGAAGATCTATTGCGAAGTGCTGGGCTACGGGCTGTCGGGCGACGCCTATCACATCACGGCGCCGAGCGAGGATGGCGATGGCGGGTATCGCAGCATGGCGGCGGCGCTGAAGCGGGCGGGGCTGGAGCCAAAGGATATCGACTACATCAACGCGCACGGGACCTCGACCATGGCCGACACCATCGAGTTGGGAGCGGTGGAGCGGCTTCTGGGCGATCACGCCCCGAACGCCACGATGTCCTCGACCAAATCGTCGATCGGGCACCTGCTGGGGGCTGCCGGGGCAGTGGAGGCGATCTTCTGCGTGCTGGCGCTGCGGGATCAGGTCGCGCCGCCGACGATCAACCTGGACAACCCGGCGGTCGCGCCGAAGCTGGACCTGGCGCCGAACAAGGCGGTGAAGCGGAAGATCGATGTGGCCTTGTCGAACAGCTTCGGCTTCGGCGGGACGAATGCCAGCCTTGTGCTGGGCAAGGTGCGCTAGGGCATGTGGCGCTCGATCGCCTCGAACGCGCTGACGCTGTTCATCGTGCTGCTGATCGCGATGGCGGCGCTGGTCGCCTGGGGGCGGAACGAGTTCTTTGCGGCGGGGCCGCTGGTCGAACCGATATGCCTTCAGGTTGAACGCGGAGCCAGCCTGTCGTCTGTCAGCCGGAACCTGGAGGAGCGGGGGGCGATCACCGACGCCCGTATCTTCCGGATCGGGGCGGAATATGCCGACCGGGCCGATGACCTGAAGTTCGGGAGCTACATGGTTCCCGCCAAGGCCAGCATGTCCGAGGTGCTGGAGGCGATCACGGCAACGGGCAAGTCGACCTGCGGGCGCGACCTGAACTACCGGATCGGGGTGACGAAGTCGGACGTGGTCCTGAGCGAGCTGGACCTTGCCTCGAACAGCCTGACCGAGGTGGCGCGCTTCGATGCCGGGGCCGATCCGCTGCCGCCGGAATACCTGGAGGTTTCGGACGACCCGGCGCTGGTGTTCCGGATCACGGTGGCCGAGGGCGTGACCAGCTGGCAGATCGTGGATGCGCTGAAGAAGGCGGATTTCCTGCAAGGCGCACTGGAGACGGTGCCGCCCGAGGGTTCCCTCGCGCCGGGCAGCTACGAGGTTGAGCGCGGCACCGAGCGCGGCGCGCTGATTGCCGAGATGACCGAGCGGCAGGCGGCGATCCTGGCGGAGGCCTGGGCGGGGCGGGCGGAGGGGCTGCCCTATGACACGCCGGAAGAGGCGTTGATCATGGCCTCGATCGTCGAGAAGGAGACCGGAGTGGCGGATGAGCGCGGCAAGGTGGCCAGTGTCTTCATCAACCGCCTGCAACAGGGGATGCGGCTCCAGACCGACCCGACGGTGATCTACGGCATCACCAAGGGCGAGGGCGTGCTGGGACGCGGGTTGCGGCAGAGCGAATTGCGCCGCGAGACACCCTACAACACCTATGTCATCGACGGGCTGCCGCCGACCCCGATTGCAAACCCGGGGGCCGAGGCGATCAAGGCGGCGGTGAACCCCGCGCAGACGGACTACCTGTTCTTCGTGGCGGATGGCACGGGCGGGCACGCCTTTGCCGAGACGCTGGAGGCGCATAACGAGAACGTCGCCAAGTGGCGGGCGATCGAGGCGGCGCAGGGGACCGAGGGGGAAACCGGGGTGCAGGGGGAATGACGGTTAACAAACCGTGAAGCCTGCGCGCGGCAAACCATTGATATGGCTTGTGTTTTACCTTGACTTGCCGCGCGGTCTGATGTAGACATCGTGGCATGCTAGAAGAAGTGTCGAAGCGGCCCGGGGGCAACCCCGCTGGCCGCTTTTTCATTTCCTCGTGCGGGGGCAGCATGAGGGGTACGGGTCTGGATGACTGTGAGGTTTATGGGCGATGGCCCCTCGGCAGACGAGATTCTGCGGGCCACGGAGAAGATTTACGGCATCACCATGATGGAGCTGGAACGCACCATCGACGCGCTGAGTGCCGGGGAATTCAATGAAGTGAAGGCAGCACAGACGGCGATCCGCGATCTTCGCGCGACGGCGTTGGTGGTGCTGCAGGAAAGGGGAAAAGTTGACCAACTCCGTAAGCAGATCGTCGGCCACGTCGGAGCCGGAGGGGCGCTCGACCTTGACGAAGCCCGAGCTGAGATCGGGCGCCGCCTGGCTTGCCTCCGCAGCGCCGGAGGAAGTGGATGAGTTCCTGTCGGGCTTGAGCCAGAATGCGCTCTTGGCGCTGCCCTGGATGTTCGAGTTCTGGGCGCTGCCGCATCAGTTGCCACCGCGGGGGGCCTGGAAGACCTGGGTCATCATGGGCGGGCGCGGGGCGGGCAAGACGCGGGCGGGGTCGGAATGGGTGCGGGCGCAGGTCGAGGGGGCGGGGCCTGCCGATCCGGGCCGGTGCCGCCGCGTGGCGCTGGTGGGCGAGACCATCGACCAGGTGCGCGACGTGATGGTTCTGGGAGAGAGCGGGATCGTGGCCTGCTCGCCGCCGGATCGGAAGCCGGAGTGGTTGGCGTCGAAGAACCAGCTTGTCTGGCCGAACGGGGCGGTGGCGCAGGTGTTTTCGGCGCATGAGCCGGAGGCGATGCGGGGACCGCAGTTCGATGCGGCCTGGGCGGATGAGCTGGGCAAGTGGAAGAAGGGTAGCGAGGCCTGGGATCAGTTGCATTTGCGCTGCGTCTGGGGAAGAACCCGCAGGCGGTGGTGACGACGACGCCGCGCAATGTGGGCGTGCTGAAGGCGATCCTGAAGAACCCGTCGTCGGTGGTGACGCATGCGCCGACCGAGGCGAACCGGGCCTATCTGGCGGAGAGCTTCCTGGCGGAAGTGCAGGCGCGCTATGGCGGCACGCGGTTCGGACGGCAGGAGCTGGAAGGCGTGCTGGTCGAGGAGGCGGAGGGGGCCTTGTGGACATCCGCGATGCTGGAGGCGGCGCGGGTGGATGAGGCGCCGGTCTTCAACCGCGTGGTGGTGGCGGTGGACCCGCCGGTCACGTCGATGAAGACGAGCGATGAGTGCGGGATTGTCGTGGTGGGCGCCGATACGCGGGGCGAGCCGAAGGACTGGCGCGCGGTGGTGCTGGAGGATGCCAGCGTCAAGGGGGCGACGCCCGAGGGTTGGGCACGGGCGGCGCTGGCGGCGATGGAGCGGCATGGGGCGGATCGGCTGGTGGCCGAGGTGAACCAGGGCGGCGATCTGGTCGAGCGGTTGGTCAGGATGATCGACCCGCTGGTGCCGTATCGCGCGGTGCATGCGACGCGGTCCAAGATGCTGCGCGCCGAGCCGGTGGCGGCCTTGTACGAGCAGGGCAGGGTGCGCCATGTCCGGGGACTTGGCGCGCTGGAGGAGCAGCTGGGCAAGATGACGTCGGTTGGCTGGCAGGGGGCGGGATCGCCCGACCGGCTGGATGCGCTGGTCTGGGCGTTGACCGATCTGATGCTGACCCCGTTGCATGGGCTGCGACCCAGCGTTCGGTCGCTTTAGACGATTTAGGGATTTGGCAGGTCATATGGCCGGGCGCATCAGGCAGCCCGGACAGTCGGGCACGGCCCGGGGCATGAAGGAGCGCGAGATGGTGTTCGATTTTCTGCGGAAGGCGCCGGAGGTGGTGCCGGAACGCAAGGCCAGTGCCGTGGGTCGGGTGATCGCCTGGGGCAATGCGGGCCGCGTGGCCTGGAGCCCGCGGGATACGGCCAGTCTGACGCGGACGGGGTTCCAGGGCAACCCGGTGGGGTTCCGCGTGGTGCGGCTGATCGCCGAGGCGGCGGCGGCGCTGCCCTTGGTCTGCCAAACGGCTGCACAGCGGTTCGAGGCGCATCCGGTGCTGGACCTGATCGGCCGACCCAATGGCGCGCAGGGGCGGGCGGAGTTCCTGGAGGCGGTTTATGGCTACCTGCTTCTCGCCGGGAACGCTTATGTCGAGGCGGTGCCGGGGGCAGGCGCGGTTCCGGGCGAGCTGCATGTGCTGCGGTCGGACCGGATGAACTTGGTGCCGGGGGCGGATGGCTGGCCGGTGGCCTATGACTACACGGTCGGGGGGCGGACGCATCGCTATGACGTGACGGGCGAGATGAGCCCGATCTGCCATCTGAAGACCTTCCACCCGCAGGACGACCATTACGGCTTTTCGCCGATGCAGGCGGCAGCGGTGGCGGTGGATGTGCACAACAGCGCGTCGAGCTGGTCGAAGGCGCTTCTGGATAACGCGGCGCGGCCTTCGGGGGCGATCGTCTACAAGGGGGCGGACGGGGCGGCCTCGCTGTCCTCGGACCAGTATGACCGGCTGGTGAGCGAGATGGAGGCGCATCATCAGGGGGCCCGCAATGCCGGGCGACCGATGCTGCTGGAGGGGGGCCTCGACTGGAAGCCGATGGGGTTCTCGCCTTCGGACATGGAGTTCCAGAAGACCAAGGAAGCAGCGGCGCGGGAGATCGCGATTGCCTTTGGCGTGCCGCCGATGCTGCTGGGGATCCCGGGGGATGCGACCTATTCGAATTATCAGGAGGCGAACCGGGCGTTCTACCGGCTGACGGTGCTGCCCTTGGCGACGAAGGTGATGGCGGACCTGGCGCACTGGCTGTCGGGCTTTGCCGGTGAGGCGGTGGAGCTGAAGCCGGACCTTGACCAGGTGCCGGCACTGGCCAGCGAACGCGACCAGCAATGGGCACGGGTGGCGGCGGCGGAGTTCCTGACCGTGGCGGAGAAGCGGATGCTGCTGGGTCTGCCGAAGCTGGCGGAGGAGGAATGACGGCGCGGCGGTCCGAGGGCGGGTCGCGGTTCCTGTACGACAGTTTCGACGCGGCTGCGGCGCGGATCGAGGCGAACGAGCGGGTCGCCGAGGAGCGCTGGGCGGGGCTCGAATATCGGCTGGGGCTGATCGAGGCCACGCTGGAGCGGCTGGAGAAACGGATCTGGGTCGGCGTCTACGGTGTGGCGGCGTTCCTGTTGGCACAGATGGCCGAGACGGTCATCCAGGCTTCGATGAGGTGAAGATGATGCAGGCTTACGGAGCGCCCGAGCGCAAGTTCCACCGGCCCGAGGCGGGGTTGGTGGTGAGCGAGGAGCATGTGGTGCAGGGCTATGCCTCGCTGTTCGGCAAGACCGACCAGGGTGGGGACATCGTGCAGAAGGGGGCCTATGCGGCCAGCCTGAAGCGGCTCAGCGCGCGGCAGGGCCGGGTCAAGATGCTGTGGCAGCATGATCCGGGCCAGCCGATCGGGGTCTGGGACGAGGTGCGCGAGGATGCGACGGGCCTCTGGGTCAAGGGGCGCATCCTTCCGCAAGTGGAGCGGGGGCGCGAAGTGGCGGCGCTGGTCCAGGCGGGAGCGATCGACGGGTTGTCCATTGGCTATCGCACGGTCAAGGCGGAACGCGACGGCAAGGGCAAGCGCCTGTTGTCGGAGCTGGAGCTTTGGGAAGTGTCGCTGGTGACGTTCCCGATGCTTCCCGAGGCACGGGTCGCGGCCAAGGCGAACGCCGTTGACGACGCCTGGCGCGACATGGCTGCGGTCTTCGAGGACGCGCGGCGGGCGCTCTCCGGAAGGTAGCCCCCACCCCCATCCCCTCCCCACCAGGGGGAGGGGAGGCGCGGATTGGCCCGCGTCTGCCTGCACACCAAACGGAAGGGAAGAACGATGACCGAGACCAAGTCTCGGACCGGGGAAGACATGTCCCCGGTCCAATCGCCGGCTGCGGAGGCGAAGGCCGCCATGACCGGGTTCCTGAAAGAATTCAGCACCTTTCAGGAAGACGTGAAATCCACGCTGAAACATCAGGAAGAGCGACTGACCATGCTGAACGCAAAGACGATGGCCTATGGCCGCCCCGCACTTTCGGCCCGCGCGGAGGTGGAAGTCCCGCATCAGAAGGCGTTCAACGCCTATCTGCGGTCGGGCGATGACGATGGCCTGCGCGGCCTGACCCTGGAAGGCAAGGCGATGTCCTCGGCTGTGGCCGCCGACGGAGGCTATCTGGTCGATCCGCAGACCTCGGACCGCATCCAGTCGCTTTTGCTGTCGACCTCGTCCTTGCGGTCGGTGGCGAATGTCGTGCAGGTCGAGGCGACCTCGTTCGACGTGATCGTCGACCGGTCGGAAGTGGGGTCGGGCTGGGCGACCGAGGCGGCGGCCACGACCGAGACCGCGACGCCGGTGATCGAGCGCATCTCGATCAAGCTGCACGAACTGGCGGCGATGCCGAAAGCCAGCCAGCGCCTGCTGGACGACAGCGCCTTCGACGTGGAGGGCTGGCTGGCCGAGAAGATCGCGACGCGCTTCATCCGGGCCGAGGCTGCGGCCTTCATCAACGGCGACGGGGTGGACAAGCCGAAGGGCATCCTTCTGCCGACCAAGGTGGCGAATGCCTCCTGGACCTGGGGCAACATCGGCTATGTGCCCACGGGCGCGGCGGCGGATTTCGCGACCACCAACGCGGCGGACTGCATCATCAACCTGGTCTATGCGCTGGGCGCGGACTACCGGGCAAACGGGACCTTCCTGATGAACTCGAAGACCGTGGGCGCGGTGCGCAAGATGAAGGATGCCGACGGGCGCTTCCTGTGGTCGGATGGTCTGGCGGCGGGCGAGCCGTCGCGGCTGATGGGCTATCCGGTGGTGGTGTCGGAGGACATGCCGGACATCGCGGCGAACGCCTATGCCGTGGCCTTCGGCGATTTCCGC